TGCCTATAGGTGTTCTACCTCCTATGCTTGGCTCTGCAAAACCTCTCTCTTGTCTGAATTTACCTGAAGCACGAGCTGCTTTAAAAAATCTTCTGACACGATTCTGTTGTTCATTGGTACTCTCTACATCTCCTCTCTTATCCATGTCTACACGCCTTAGATCCACGTCATAAGCCTGTTCAGGGTTTATATCGGATATCTCAGCTCCAGACGTTCCTGAGTCTTGTCTGGGGTCGTATGTGGTGTCATAGAATCTTGCCATGATAATATTGTAGGAGAAAGAAATCATCCAATATAAAACAATGCTTGGTTCTAGTAAATTCTTAGGGGATTTCGTTAAAGATGAAATGAACTGCAGAGTTCTATCTCTAGAAGATTTTGGAGCTCCGATAGATAATGAAAATAATGATCTTCCTCTGTATGATATGTATAATCGAGGATTAGCAGTATGCCAGCAAGGAATGAATGCAATGAATCTGGGTCAGAGAGAGAGGCCCGGATTGACAGGATATATACCATCCATGGAGGAGGGGATGAAAATGGGAGCATCAGTAAAACCCAAAACCCTCTTAATGGTATTAGACTCTCCGAATTCGGGAAACAAGAAGTGATAGAAGAGTGCACTGATGATTTTTGCCCAATGCCTGCACAGTTCTCTACTACAGAGACAGATGGTACCTTACACTTCTTTGATCCGGTAGAAAAACCAATACACTATGCAGCAAGTTCTGTAGAATGCATAGATGCGATAGAAGCACAGCTGACTCCAGAAGAGTTTCGTGGTTATTTAAAAGGTAACGTAGCTAAATATATGTGGCGTGAACGTACAAAAGGAGGCAAAGAGTCTTTAAAGAAAGCTAGATGGTATCTGAATAAATTAATCGGTTTAGATGCTTAGAGGTTCTTCTCCATCTTCTTCATCTAATTCCTCATCTATAACTTCCTGAGCTTTAGTAGCTAAATCTAATAATTCAACGTCAGTAGGAACATCAAAATCAATGTCTACATTTTCTTCTGCCATCATAGATTTGAGGGCATAGATTTCCATTAATCGCTGATGGTATAAAGATAACAATGCAACATAAAGTTGATCCCATGTCATCTCTTTCGCTTTTATCTCAGCTTTCTTCATAGAAAACTGATGCTCTAACGGTAGTTGAAATGCTTTAGGTTCAACTGAATTTTCCATTAGTTGTTAGTACTTTCTACTCTTATTCTACGACTATCTATCAAAATCACCATAGGTTCTCTCTAAATATGTGTCAGGAACTACATTGGGATAGAGTTCTCTCGCATGATCAGCATACTCATTCATAAACGCACTAAGAATATAAGGATTTATTTTTTTCTCTAATTTAATTAAAGCCTCTATCTGAGCAGGGTGTCCTTGATAATTATTAGCTGCCATTAATAAAATACCGGGAAAAGGAGCCTCACTGACATCAACTTCCTCTATAAATAAATCTGTCTCCTCCTTTCTCCTTTCAAGTAAATGTCCTAATGCCTTATGATTCTGGTCATATACCCATCTGTTCATCTCTTCAGCTGCACAGTGATATCTTTGTCCTTCTAAATGATCAATAATTGTACTATATAAAAAAGGTTTCCATCCTATGGAATGAATAAAGGATACCAAGGCATTCTTCATACTGTTACCTAAACGTAGTTTTAACGTATCTAATTCTTCTTCAATAAGATGAATTTCATATATTAAATACTCCAAGGCTTTGTGTTTGGTAACCCGATGACCTAGTTTTACTGGAGTTGCGTCAGGATAATACTGTGTCCCGTATCCAAAAGTGTAAGGATGCTCGCCAGTACAGGGATCTGGATAAGCTTTTTCATTATATCCTTCGTATTTACAAATTAAGTTAATTGCCTTAGTGTAATCGGCCATACAAAGTAATAACTATCTACTATTAATAATACCTAATTTTATTACCATTTCACCTTATGAGACCAATATCTAGCTGAGAATTTATCTGGATTTGCATCTTGTGCATTATGTCTGGCATAGTAAGACTTTTTACGGGCTTTATCTTTTGCTGTTTTAGGATTTTTACCAGCTCCTTTTACACCTTGTTGACCAAATCTTATAATCTTTTCTTTACCATCTTTACATGCTTTCACTACATGTGATTTAGTCGGATGTTTAGGGGTTCTTTTTGGTTTATTACACGCCATCTTATCTTTCGCAAGTTTTGCGGCTGATGCTGCTTTTCTATGTTTACTTGCCATCTTCTAATTAAATAAAACTTGAGAAACCTTTTGTAAACTGTCCAAGTATCTCTTTTCCTTTCTGGGATTTATAATCCTCATCTTCATCATAATCCACGTCAAACGTAAAATAGCTACTTTCTTTTTCATCTTCTTGATCCTCTTTCTGATTTTGGCTTCCGAAAATACCTCCATCATCACCTGCTAACTGGCTAACAGCACCAAAGGCTGCAAACGGATCACTTCTATAAGCACTACCACCTAATCCTTTAATATTAATTTTTCCTGTATCTCCGACTTGAGTTAATAAGGTCTGAGATGATTTATCTAAATCGGGAAAAACATTTTCATAAAACTCATCTTCACTTCCTTGATAACCAGCATCTTGGAATACCTTGAATAATTGAGTATCACCTTTTAAAGTGGCATCTGTCTTATAATCTTCTTCTCTTTGTATATATTCAACTCCAAGTAATTCTTGTGTAGGTTTCTCACGTTTCTCATTAAGATATTTAATCTGTGCTCTTATATCAGCAGCACTTCCTGTTCTAAAGGTTTCAGAAATATAATCTTTCAATTCATCTCGTGTCCCTGTAAAGTCTGATAATCCTATTGCTTCTAAAGCCTCATTCCATTCTTCAGGTTGATTAGGATCTAAACCCTCTAACATGTCATCAGCATATTCATCAGGTTTTACAAACTGTCCAAAAATACTAGGCTGATTACCTGCTTCCTCTACTAATTTAGGAAGAATCTCTTTGTAAATATGTTCTTTAACTTTACCTGCATTTATGACATCTTCAGCTGGATCAAATTTATAACTTTCATTTTTACCTTTTACTTGATAATGTAATTTAGCGAATTGCTGTTTATCATTAACATCTGCCCCATATCTATATGCTAATTCTGCCCATGTTCCTTGCCCTGGATTTAAAGCATCCGCAATCTCATTAGGATTATTTCTCGCCTTATCCCAATCGTCCTCTACCAGTTCCCGTTGTTGATCATACCTACCCTGTAAAGTTGAATCATCACCAGCTCCGATTGGATTAAAATAGAATTCACTATCAAATTTTTTATCTACTGAGTTCTCTCTCACTTTGTCTAAAAATGTATCTGCCTGTAATTTACCAACCTGATTTACTGCGTCTAATAAACTCTGTGTTTGAAAAGGGTTTTGTTCTTCTTGTCTAACATCCAAGTATTCAACGAACTCATTCATAGATCTTGATTCATCAAATCTTGGTTTTAAATAATCTGTTATATAACTCTCAGCAAAAGACTTCTGAATATTAACCTGTTGTTTTGCAGCCTCTTCCGCTTCTTCAGTTGTATAACCCAGTTCTAAATAATCATCTTCAAATTCGCTATAATTCTTTTTAATTGAATCATCAAACCATTGCTGCCAATTGTAGACAACATTGTTATTTATACCTGTGACACCACTAAGTTGTTTTTCTAAATTTTTAGGATCAAACCCACTATCTTCACCCATAAAAGGTAAATATCCTCCTATGCCCGAGTCACCTAGTAAAGAATCAGAAAGACTTTTATTAACATCCATAATCTCTCCGAATGTACTGAACTGTCCCATAAGAGCTAATTCCTGTTCTTTAGCTTTTGCTCTTCTAAGTTCGTCAAAGGTATCTGTCAAAACATTCTGAGTTAAAGCTCCAAATTTCTTTGTCTGTAATAATGCTTCTTCTCCAACAACTCCTGTTATTGCATCTTCCAACTCAGTTATGTAAAGACCCCCTCTCTTTAATTCATCAAACGCAGCCTGATCTTGTTCATTAGCAGACTGTTGGAATATTAATAAGAATTCATCTGGATTATCAACATTTAAATATGTACCTGCTGCATCAACAAAACGATTAGATGTACCAGCAGCCTTTGCTGCTTTAGCTTCTTCATAAGCATCTTTTATATAACTAATATCATTTATTAATTTCTCTGGGTCATCCTCTTCAATGCCTAGCATCTTATCTCGGTAGAACTGCATTTCAATATCTGTTGGTTTTTTCTCTACATATTTTTCTGCTTCATCGAGAGGATCAGCAGCATTACCTCTTACTTCTCCAGCTCCACGTTGTTGTCCATATCTCCATAAGTAATAACCATCTTCACCTCCGAATCTTTCTGTAATATCAATGTCATCAGCATCTACAGCATCTTGCCATTTTTCTTGTTCAGTAAGATTTTGATTAGCTAGAGTTTGTCCTTTGTAATATTTAGAATCAAAATTTCCATATAAAGGTTTACCTTTAGTATTTGCATAACCTAATTCCGTTCCATAACCAAAATCAAATTTCTCTAACTTTTCGGATCTATAAAAATCTTTAAAAGTATTTTCAACATCAGATAAAATCTTTTTAGAATCTGCGGCACTTAAACCTGCTTCTTCTAATTTTTTAATAGCTCTTATCTTATCTCTTTGGTCTGTATAATCAGCACCCTTTGTTTGATTTGATACTTGAATTGCATCATCATAAACTTGCTGTTTTATGGCTTTTTCCTTGTTATATTTTCTATTGAAATCATTTATTTTCTTAGCTGCTTCATTCTTTTGTTTGTTGTATTTGTTATCTATATTTGCATTATCACGTGCAATTAATAACTGTCCTTTTACTGTGTCATCTCTTACTCTTCTACCAGAAGTACTCAGATAAAAATTTTCGTTTTTATACTCGCTTTTATACCTTACTTTAAAAAGAGAATCTCCATATTGAGCTCCCCTTATCTGCTTACCCTCTTCATCATCATCATAACCATATCTTTCATAAGCATAGTCATCAATTGCGTTCCTCATCTGCCTATATTTATTACCATATCTATTATCTAAAATGCCAGTTATATCGACATAATCACCTTCTGGTGGAGTGTCGGATATAACAACATCTCCTATTTTTACATCAAGACCTGTTTGCTCATTATCGTCTGAGTCCTCATACGTATATTGGCTTAGATTAAAAAGTTGATAAGCACGTGGTTCACCCACTTTGACTGGTAAATCTTCGGGAAACTGATCCTCATTAAAATCTTCTGGCATCGAATATTCTAATTGTCCAGTATCTTCGTTGAAAGTCAGATAATTCCGAGTAGTAAGACCAGCAGCATCATCTTTAGTCTCCTCCAATGCTTTCTCATAATCCTCTAAGGATTTCTTTACTGAAGATTCAGCTTTCCTTTTAATAACATTTTTGTTGCTACGGGTTATGGTAACACTCATCATTAATTAAACTGATTCCATACATACCATTATATCTTTCACATCATCAGTCATC